GGCCGGTGGCGCCTGCGGAACCATGCCACCGGGGGCCAGGGGCTGTTGCTGCTCCTGCCGAGTCAGGTCGGGAGTTACTCCAAGCCTCTTACGTGCCGTCTCAGCCCGAGCCTTGATGGCGGCTTCACGATTCTGGGGACGCCCTGGTCCCACGTGACCGGCAGTGGGCGTGGGTGTTTCCCCCGGCGTGCGGGGAGTGGCCACCGCGTACATGTAGAAGCCACCGCGACCATCCGGCGTGACCTTGGTGACCTGGAACTCCTGGTTACGGTCCAGGATGATTTCCCGGTCGTTGGGGCCATCGCCCACGGGAATGGCCCTGGTTCCCTTGGGTACCGCCATAACCATGGTGACGTTTCCGCGTCCAGCCGGTGGTGGATGCGGCGTACCAATGGTGGTGGGCGCGTAGCCGCGGTCTGCGATCAGGCTGCCTTGAAGATCCCGGATCCCACCCGTGTCGGCATCCATCTGGTCGGGCGTCAGACCAAAAGCGTCCGGACCTACCACCCGGCTCAGAATCACGTCATCTGGAAGGTCCACCGCGGACGAATCCATCATGGCCACGTAACGTTTGGTGGACGGCTCATCGATGATGCCGTCCCGAAGATCCTCCTGAACGTTGTCGAAGTCAGCCTTGAAGCGTGGAAGACCAGTACCACCACCGAACCGGGAAGGCTTGGCGATGTTGTGCGCATACTGAGCGGCTTGTCCATCGGACTGGAAGGTCCGGGGACGGAACGCACCCATGATCTTCTGAATGGCATCGACGATGCTGGCGAGCGTCTTCAGCTTGGTGACGAATCGTCCATTCTTCCCACGAGGGTGGAGCATCTCCTCGCGAGTTCCCCAGCTGTCGCCGATGCCAGCCATGTGTTATCCCGTCGCTGCCGGTGCTACTGGTGCGGATGGAGTGGTCGCTGGAGCCGGTGCCGCTGGCTCCTGTGACGTGGGGGCTGGCGCGGTACCCGGCTTGGTGCCATCAGGGAGCCTCACCACAGAGAAGCGAGCATTCATTTGCCGAGCCAGTTGCTCCTGCTCCTGACTAGGTTCCGCATTGGCATCAGCGACGGGGGGAGTGTCCGCCGCTGGAGCGGGAGCGACTGGAGCTGGAGCGGCCGCCGGAGCCGGTGCTACTGGCGCCGGTGCGGCAGCAGGTTGCGGTGCCACGGGCACGGGCGCGGTCATGCGTCCTCCATCAGTCGTGCGAGGCGAGCCTTACGCTCCCGCATGGTGTAGATCTCGTCATCCTCCTCCAGCTCCCGCAGTCGGATGGCGCGCTGCTCCTGCTCCTCACGGTTTCTGATCTTCTCCAGGACACCGGCAGCGAGAACATCCATGTCCACAATGGGCTGATCGGTGCTGTTGACTCCGAAGTACGGCATCTGGTAACCCTCCGGAACGTCGGGCTCCGGATACACGACACCGGCAGCCACCAGAGCAAGCTGCTCCTCGCCCTCTAGGGAGTACACCGGGAACGCGGGAACGTTAACCGCCAGCGCGGCGGTAAGTTCCAGGTGTCCATTAACCGCTCGCCAGTCACCAGAAATCGGTGAGCGACGTAGCTTTGCCACAGCCTTCGTGTCCGCCTCTGGGACGATGGCACCGGCCACCCAGATGCCGTGTTCATCTTCTCCGGCACGGACAACAGCCACCTCGTCGCCGGTGTTGTCGTAATGGATGGCGGCGGCGGCATATCCAAGTCGGACGTCCGCATGCCGGGTATCTTGAACGATCTTGCCAACCTTGATCGTTTCCCCCTCGTCGGTGAGCACGGAACCCAAGTGGAAGGGGGCATACTCCATCTGCGAATGGGGGGCAAGGACACACTCCCGGTTGGTGACATCCCGATGGCATTCGTTCCACGCCGCCAGGTGCCCGTAGACCTGACCCTCGTCGGTCACCACCAACGGAGTCCGGGCAGAGAGGTCGGGGTTCTGGAACCAGCTCACCGGAGGAGCCACCGGGAATCCGGTATCCAGTGAGTACTCCATCGATGCCTCATTACTGTTGTCGTTCACGGTGACGCCATACTTCTTCAGCGCCTCCTTGATCCGGCCCTTGATCAGCTTAAGGTGCTCCGGGCTGTACTTGGAGGCATTCTTCGGCATGTTGATGTAGTCCCACGCCGCCCGGCAGTGCTCCTCCGAGTCCAGGGGGTAGCGCTTCTTCTTGTCCTGTTGGTAGCCCGGGTCAGCGTATTTCACGTCGCCGTAGGGCTCCTGTGGATTGTTTGCCATAGCGAACTGCTGCCCTTCGTTTTCAGGACGGTCCCATGGCGCCCGGAGACTGCTGTCCCCATACTCGTGCGCCATGACTTTGTAGATATCGGTGATCATGTTACGGAGATGGTTCTTGTCCTCCTCTGGCACATCTGGCAACCCTCCATGCGCACCAGAGATCAGGGCAGCGGCTGCGTAGATGGCGTGGAAGACCATGGTCAGCTCACCGTTGACCACATCCCCTAGCGGCAGCCGATAGGAGGTGGTCTGCTCCGGTGGCTGACTGGCGTCCTGCCACATGAAGGCATGGCGCATCTTGCTGGCATCCCCACCCGACCAGGCGGCAATGTTCTTCACTGCATTGTCGTTGTCAAACACCACATCCCGGGGAGCCAGGGGCAGTGAGTGCCAGTCCGGCTGGGTGAGCGCGTAATCGGTGGTGATCTCGGCGGCCGCCATCATCGGCTTCTGGTCGCCACACCCGCAGTCCTCTTCTGGAGCCGGCATGTCCATATCGTCTTCAGCCCACCAGTCAGTACTCTCATCGAAGTTGAGAACTGACATCTCAGTGAAGGCTGGGATGGAGACCGTGGTGACCCCACCGATCACATACTGGCTGGTGTACTCCCAGCCATTGGCCGGGTTGATGGACACGACCACCTTGCCGCCGGGATCGACACTGCACCCCAGGACTCCCTGGTCGGCAATGTACTTAGCAGTGCGTGCCTGCGGGACATACTCCTCATCGAAGTAGTCCCCCCATCCCCAGGCGTATTCGGCCCCGGTGTGATCGGGACCGTAGGTGATGCCCATGACTCGGCCCACCATCACTGAACCGTCGTGCCCCGGACCCGACTTCTCCCTGAAGGAGAATGGGAGGGGTAGGGGACGGTGACTGAAGGCCCCCGGCTCGAACACCCGGGTCCGACGAGGCTCTCCGGTGGGGACACCAATGGGGGCAATCCTCGCCATCCATAGGTCCTTGCCAAGCTTGGGCTGCTTGGCCATGAGTTCGGCCGCCGCGACCAGGGAATGGTGGAGCGGCTTCTCCAGACTCCCGTGGCCGGGAGGACCACCGGTGGCCTTGGTGTGGAGGATGTTGCAGAGTCCCTTCGGATCTTTAGGGAAGTACTTGGCGAGGAGGCGAACACACCGGAGGAAGTCACCGGGGGTGTTCCACCGGATCTTGACGGCTCCCTTGCCAGCTAGCCAGTAGCGCTGAAGTTGGAGCGGCATCCCTCTGGCGGGGTTCGGATCCACCATCAGCGTCCTCCCTCATTGAGAATCGTCAGGTCACATCGGCAGCCACACACTTCATCCGCAGGTCCCATGGGATCACCTGGAAACAGAAGTGGGAAGCCTCCGACGTTGAACGGCTGACTCAGGTCGGTGACCGTCCCGTCGACAGCTCGATGACTTGCCCGGACACGAGTGTCATGCTCGGTGTCCCATCGCTTGCGCAGCAGTCGACCCGTAACTCTGGATTGCTCCAAACCAGCCGCGAGAGTGCCAGCTCCATAAGCGCGAGTTGTCTCTGTAACTGCGATATTTCTTGCGCGATTCTTCCAACGCTCTGAGCCGCCTGTCTCCAAGACTCCGTCAACTCGTCGCGCGAGCTGGTCAATCGTTTCTCCTGCGTTGATTCCATCCGTCAACTCCGCAAATACGATGTTGTATACCTCGTCCGGGATTCCGACGAGGAAGTTCTGAGTCTGGGCTAGCTGGGACATGACGAATGCGTGCCGTGACACCGGGGGAACATCAGCGGCCTCGCTCCAGGCACCCAGGGCGATCTGACCAAGGGTGGTGAGGATGGTGTCAATCTCATCGGTCCAGATGTTCTGAACCTGGTACACCCCGGTGGGGTCAGGGTTGCCGCCCCAGCTTCGAAACGGGGCCATCACCTTGTCCCGAGCGGCGTCAATGAACTTCTTCATGGCGCCAAATACCACTCCGAAGACACGGTTCTCATCCGCATTACGATCCGCCATGGAGGAATCCTCGATCGCGGAGAAACTCCCCCAGCTTGTTGTGGTGATGGGACTGTTCACTCACCAGGAGCTGGACACAGTAATGGTCCAGAGACTGTTTCAGGGAACCGGTGTCAAGGGTTGGATCCACTCCCTCCGCCAACATGGCCAAGTGGTCCCATGCACCGGCGAGGAGTTCGCGGGCGCGGTCTTCGCCACCGACTTTGATCATGGTGTGTAGCTCGTGGGCGGGTACTCCCGGCCAACGTTCACGCTTTTCTCGCCCCAGCAACCTCTTCCCGGCCACCTCCATAGCACGGAGGACTGTGGCATTTGAGATCACGAATGTGTTGAGGTTCCTGACCGAAGGGGGAACGTACTCCTGATACGTGGAAGCCGTGAGGCCGGCGCTGGGGTTGGAGGACTGGTTTTCCCCGGGACCACCCAACGCATTCTGAGCGGTGGAATTGACTGGAAGCGGCTCAGGTCCGGTGGGCACGATTCCGGTGGGTGGCGCCGGTGGCGGTGGCGGACCGACTCCCGGCATCCCGGGCTGAGGCGGAGCGGTTACTTCGCTCGGTGGGAGGACCTCATCCGTGATACCGGCAGCTTTGCGGACAGCGTGGATCTGGAACAGGTTGGGGTCTCGTTCCATAAGCTGACGCACAAACAGTTTGATGTCTTCCTCGGGAGTCATGGCGTCAGTGATCTTGTAGTCTCCGGCGAGGAGGACGGCACTGGCCCCGACGACTCCTTCCTTGTAAAGGTTCAAGGTGTCAGTGAGGCGCTGGGGTCGGACAGTGAGCGGTGCCGTGTCGTACCAGAAGACGTACTTGCTGGCGTCTTCTTTGATCGCCTTCAGGGCTGGGACCAGATAGGCGCGGGTGAGCGCATCACAGATCCGGGTGATCACCGGTTCAATGTGGACCTTGACGTTGGATTCCTCCACATGCCAGGCAGACCAGTGGTTGCTGTCTCCGGTGCCAGTCAGAATCTCTGGTGCCACGTCCACGGCCAATGCGAACCGGCGGATCGCCTCCGCTCGTAGATCCAGGGCCTGTTTCGACAGTTCCGATGCAAATTGAATCAGCTCGATCTTGCCGAGAGCCTCCATCGGCATCTCCACCACCGTGGGGAAAACCCCGGCGGCCGTCCCCTCGCCTTTGAGGGACATGGAGCCGGCCCGCATCATCAGCTGGGCGAGACCCTCGGCGCCGGGAACCTCGGGATCCATGTCCGGGAATGAAACCTCTTTGGGGATGGGGAGCATCCCAGCGGAGACCAGTCGAGAGTCAATCTGAGCGAACACGTAGCGGGTAAGGCGTTCAATCTCCCACAGCATCGGCATAGCCGCCCTGGTGGGCGAATCTGCCCAGAGACTGCGTCGAGGATGCGGTGTCCAGACCCGTATGACGATGTCCTTGTCCAAATCAAGAGGATCTTTGGTCCCGTCTGGATTAAGAACGTTGACGGTGCCATTCCATCTCTTCAGCTCGGAACAGGAGACCACATACCACTCATCGGAGGCCGCGGTCTCTGCGCCCTTCCCCACGATGTAGCTTTCCCCGGCAATGAACAGGTTGATGCCCAGCATCCGGAGCGCCTCAGCCTTGGCTGGCGGAGAGCCGAAGAGACTATCAGCCAGGCCGGCAACCTTTTTCTTCTTCGTCTCCTGCTGAACCCGGCCATTGTCATCGACGTCGGCAACATAGATACGAACCCGGGAACAGGCTGACCCCACCCAGTTGGCGGTGAATCTCAGTTCTCCGATGATGTCGTACAGTCGCCAAGCCTCCTGTTGCCAGGAGTCGTCGCCGAACTTGTAAGTGCGCCATCCCTGCCCGTCAACGTTACGGATTCGGGCAGCAGAGGCGACAAGGCTGGAGGGGTGTCCCTCCGGCTCCGGTGCGGCCAGAGCAGTTCGGCGACGGCTGAACGCCATTCCTACTCCTTGTCAACAACGGTAAGAATGATGGCAGCCACCATGGATCCGGCTGGGACTGACAGGACAGCCAACACCCAACGATTAGGCCAAAGAACTGCGACAGGCATGATGAGGCCGAACCACATACTCATACACCAGGGGGCGCAGTGAACCAGTTTGGTGATGAAAGCTTCCTCGCCGAAGCGCCGAACAATGGCTCGACGAAACGGCAGCATGATGACATCATCCGCCACAAGACGCGCCAAACGGGTCACCGCCAACGCGGCTACGACGAGCATCAGCAGTAACACGCTTCTACTCTAAACGGAAAGATCGCGCAAGGGGTAGATGCTGGCACATTACAGAAACCCAGGGGTGGGTGGGCTACGATACAGGAAAGACCCCGACCGTACTTCCCAGCTCCCGACGCGACAGACCGGACCGACTACTCTGCCCTCTCCCCCTCGCTCCGACGTGCCATCCCGCTACGCCCCTGCCCGACGAACCTGATCCACGCCGACCGATCCCATTCTTAATGAGGCATGAACTGGCCCAGGTCATAGAACTCAGTGTTCAGATCAAGCTGATACTTGCCTGGGTCAGCCACTCTCATGGCGCGCTTTTCGCCCTCCATGAGCTTCAGGCAGGCGTGGACCATGGCGTCCATCCGGTCCGGTGATTCGCGGGTCGACTCAGGATCGAAGAGGACCATCTGGTCTTCCAGCTTGTCGAACTTGCCGACCACGTGAAGGCGTCCCTGCTGGTTACGCATCGCCACCGGCTCGGCTCTGGTCCGCTTGCCATGCTTGGCGTGGACCTTGGCCATGGACGGGCTGGAGTATTGCGGGAACATCCCCTGTTTCACGCACTCTTGGTAGGCGTCCCGGAGGACCTCCTCCAGATACCGCTTGCCGAGGTTCTCCTCATACACCAGGGTGTCGGCCCCCCATCGGGCCATGGTGCGCCAGCAGGCCAGGGCAGCCGTTCGACCGGTCTCATGGACCGAGGCATCCTCCAGGACGTATAGATGATCATCCTTTGTCCGGGCCACCACCACGATGCCGAAGTCCGCGTCGTCTTCTCCGTCGCCGCCAGTGAGGTTGGGGTCCGCGCCCACGATCGTGGCGATGATGTCATCAGGTGTGAACTGGACTCGGTTGTTAGCGATGTCCAGACGCTTGAATAAGCCGCCGGCACTCAGCTCCAGCAGCTTGCCGTATAGCTCCTGTTCCCCGAGAGCGGTGCCGTGATATCTGATCTTCAGTTCGTGGAGCACGTGCTGGGACAGGTTCCCCGCATTGTCGAATGTGGAGCCGGTGATGACATGGATGCTGCCGTCGTCTCGGGCCAGCCATTCCTGGAGCAGCTTGATGGGCTTCGGTGTGGTGGTCACGAAGGCGCGCGGATGGTCATTGACCAGGTCAGCTCGGAGGGAGGGCATGAGGCCCTCGTACCAGGTCTCGTATGGCTTGATCCATTTAGCCATCTCGTCACAGAGGACTCCGGCGGCGTTGTACCCGCGTCCTGTGTCCGGATCGTCGGCACCCTCCAGGTAGATCTTGGCGCCATCCGGAAACAGGATCATGGGTCGCGGGGATTGCTTATACCGGTGGTCAATTCCTCGTCGGTTGAGCACATTCAGGATCCCGCTGGGGCCATCTGCGTTGATGGTGCGCGCATCAGCCAGGGTGTCAGCGACCACTAGCCATTCGGTGGGGATACCATGTCGATCAAAGGGATGCTTAAGAACGCGCTCCACGATCCATTCGGAGCCGCTTCTACTCTTCCCAGCCCCACGTCCAGCCAGGTACAGGTACACCAGCTCGTTGCCCTCAGGTGGGATCTGCTCGGGACGAGCAGTCCACCACCATTCACCCCGGTTGATCTCGGACAGGATCTCGACGGGCAACCCATTGATCCACGCGTCCCGGTCCTGGCGTGGGAGACGAGCTACTCGTTGCGCAAGCGACAATCCCATACACAGCGATCATGACACGAAAAAGGGCACCTGCTGAGCGATACGCAGCAGGTGCCCTTTGTGGTTGCTGATCAGGTTAGCCGCCCAGTCAGCTTCCTCACCCAGCGACAACCACACCCTTAGATGTTGTTGTTACCGGGAATCTAGGTGTCCACCCTCCGAGTGACCAAGGCCAAGAGTTGGCGGGAATTGAACCCGCTACCTCGCGTTTGATAGACGCGTGCTCTACCGAATGAGCTACGAATTGCGTGTAGGCACTGGTCTGATGGAACGTGGACCAGGGAACCGTAACACACCCACCCCTCCGGCTGCAACCTGGTACCGTCAGATCCATGGCCATGCCTAACCTGTATCAACCCGGCAGGATCCCCCCGGTCATGCTGATCATGTCGATGATCATGTTCATCGCGTCGATGATGGTGGTCACCGCCAACCTCAACCGCGCCCCACAGCCGGTTGCCGACTCTGCTGTTCTCTCTGTCCGCGATGAGTGTCAGCTGGCCCTAGGCTACGAGGCACGGACCGCAGACGACATTGCCTGGCTTCAGACCTGTGTCCACGCCCTGACCGCCCCGACTACTCCTCCCGCGCCCTCACCGACCGAGTCGACTACCCCTCCCAGCACTACTCTCCCCCCCACGACTACTCCTCCCAGCTCATCACCGACCCCAACGACGGACCCGCCCATCCCCAGTCCTTCCGCGACGACACCTCGTACTTTGTCGTGCCCCCCCTTCCCCCTCTTCCCCGATGCCAGCTGTACCGGCTATCAGCACACCGGAGTCACTCTCCAGGTGTGTCATGAGCTGGACGGCAGCGATGACGGGCACCTGGAGAGGACTCAGGTCTTCGATGGGTGCCTGTTCACCGGCAACCAGGGCTTCATCCGGATCCAGGCAGCCAACATCGTCATCCGGAACTCGCTGATCCAGGGCGCGGTGGCGACCCACTGGACCATGAACCATGATTACAAGAACTTGTTCATCTCCGACACGGAGATCACGACCGCGGTCCCCGACAACGCCCCAGTGGGTGATGGCACCAACTACACCTGTCTGCGCTGCCACGTGCACCACACCTCGACAGGGCTCGGAGGGGGCAGTGGCGTCAGCATCCTCGACTCGTACGTGCACGACATGACGTACTCCACTGGGGCGCACCAGGCAGCCGTGGGGATGAATAACGGCTTGAACATTCGGATCATCCACAACAACCTGGACTGCCACCGCTGGAATGTGCCCCCTTACGCGGGACCTGGTGCAGTACCCGGTCCGCAGGGCTGCTCGGCTGCCCTGTCCCTCTATGACGAAGGGCCGATGGATGGTGTCGTTGTTCAGAACAATCTTTTCAATGCAGCGGGGGAGTACTGTGCGTACTCCGGAGGCCCTACTGCGAAGAACGTCCGCTTTATCGACAACCGTTTTGGTCGGAAGTACCACCCGAGATGCGGTAACTCTGGTCCGCTTCACTCCTGGTATCCGAACAACGTAGGGTACTTCTGGTCTGGTAACACGTTCACAGATGGTGAAGTGATCACTCCATAGCGATCGCCTCTGTTCCTCCCCCGTGACGGGGGCGATCCCAGGACCCTCGGGCTGCCTCTTACGCAACCGGGGGTCCTGGTTTTTGTCACACCCCCCTCCTATGCTGTGTTGCACCAGGAGGGAGGGGTACCCTGATCATCATGTCTGACCCCACTGAAACCGCTGCCAGGGGTCGCGTCATCGTCGCCTCCGGGGCACTGCAACAGCTCCGCGAGCGGCTCGGATTGACCCGAACGGCCATGGCCGAGCTACTCCACGTCTCGCCCGTCACATACACCCGGTGGGAGCGTGAGCCTGACGTTGCCCTCTGGCGGACCAGCGCCGAACGGATCGGCCGCTTCTACGCTCAAGCCGAGCTGGTGCTCGATCAGCTGGAGGACGACTTGACGGACCTGGTGCCCTTGTACGTAGCGGCCACGTACGCGGCCCTGCCGCCCGAGATTCTCCTACGCTTCTACCGAGAGGGACAGATCCAGGCCGTTGACCTCGGGATCTTGGGACCGTGGCTTCACAAAGAGGATCTAGCCAAACTGGCACTGGATCAGGACTTCTCATGAGTGAACGCAGACGAGTCCTCTCCGTCACCATTCACGACTGCGAGGTGCAGCACTTCCGGTCAGGAGGAAAGGGCGGACAGAACCAGAACAAACGAGACACCGGAACACGGATCATCCACCATCCCTCCGGGGCGCGGGGTGAGTCTCGGGAGGAGCGCAGCCAGCTTCAAAACAAGAGGGCGGCCTTCCTGAGAATGATCGAAACTCCACGGTTCCGGGTGTGGATGGCTCGTGAGCTGGGACAGAGCGCGGTCTGGGAGTCCGAGTACCAGATCCCAAAGGAAGAGGTCCGCATTGAGATCAAGGTGGGCGGACGCTGGACTATGGCAACAGAGGAGCAGCTGACGTGACCACCACCTGTCATGTTTGCAACGAACCCATAGACCAGGCACTCTTCCCAGCCCTGTTCCATCCCACCTGCTCTCCTTTTGATGACCTGGAACCGGGCTTCGATCCCTTTGCTGACTTGGTGAAGCGTTCACTCATTGAGGTCATTAGATGGGCCGACGAGCAGAATCCTCGATCGAAACAGATAGCCATTGGTCCCTCCGAGATTGGAGATCCCTGTGACCGCAGAGTCGCCTACCGGCTGGCGCAGATGGAGGCTGTCAATCGGACCTTTGACCCGTGGGCGGCTATCGTTGGAACGGCCCTTCACTCGTGGCTGGAGGACGCATTCCAAGCTTGGAACGGAACTCATCCGGGATCTCCGTGGGCCACTGAAACTCCGGTGGTTCTTACCGACTTCGTCAAGGGACGATCCGACCTGTATCACTCTGACTGGCAATGCGTCATTGACCATAAGGGGGCTGGTCCAGATGTCATGCGGAAATATCGAAAAGACGGCCCTCCGCCCGGGTATATTGTTCAAGTTCAGTGCTATGGATATGGATACGAGAAGCTCGGAATCCCCGTCAGGAAAGTGGCACTCGCTTTCTATCCGCGGGCCGGGTGGCTTCGTGACCTGTACGTGTGGACATCGGACTATGACCGATCCGTCGCTGAAGAGGCTCTTGCTCGCCTATCCCGGATCGCGACAGAGTTGCTGAGTGCGGACATATTGAACAGGGGTCATAGGTGGGAGAACGTGCCAGCCAGTCCCAGCAACGCCTGCGGGTTCTGTCCCATGTATGTTCCGGACCGCGACCCCGATAGAGGAGCAGATGAGAATGGATGTCCGGGGAGGTGAATCATGACCCAAGACAGCGACTGGTACCAGCAGATGGCCGCCGCGATGAAGAAGCGCGACCACGCCATCGTGATGACCAACAAGTGGACGGCAACAAGAGCAGAAGCTGAATCAGAGATCCAAGCTCTCTTCGCAGCAAACCGCGACGGTGAGGCAGCAGCAACCGAACAGGAGCAGTAACCCGTGACGTATGAATTCGACGAGCCGGATGCGGTAGGTGGCGATCGGCTCAACCCCAAAGACTGTGTCGGCCATCTGCTGATGGTGTGGGCGGTGGGCTACATTGACCATTCCCCCACCAAATTCACGGTGAAAGACCGACCATCTGACGTGATTGTGGTGGACGTCGTCAACCTGGACGAGCCGGACGAAGACGGCTACCAGGGCAGGCTCTACCGGGGATGCTGGTGGCGTCAGAGCCGCCTCATCGGGTCCCTCCGCAACCGCATCGGTAAGGGTCCGGTGCTGGCGTGGATGGGGCAGGGCGTCGCCACCATGGGCTTTCCACCGTACGAGTTAAGGTCCGCCAACCAGGACCCGGAGTCTGT